CCATCCTTGTTGATGACGCTGCCTTTGCCGCCATCGTGCGACAGCTGGATTTCGTCCGTCCCCGCCACGCCGCTGGGTTGGCGGACAATCAAAAGGCCATTGCCGCCTGTAGTCGCCTGAGCGCCCGGCTGGATAATGATGCTGCCGCCAGCCCCGCTGGTGTTCGCATTACCGGCCTTGATCTGGACATCATCACCCGCCCCCGACGAGGTTTTGTCCTGGGCGGCGATTACTCTAGTTGCCATTTGTCAAACTCCAGATTAGGCCAAGCCACTACCGAGACCGCTACCGCCGCCACCACCACCGCCGCCACCCGCCGTGCCGACCCGCACCAGAGACACCTTCGACTGCCAGTAGATGGTCTTGTTGGCCTCGCCTGTGCAGCTGATTTTCAAGGCGTTGTTCGCCGTGTCGGCTGTTGCCGTCGCCGCCCAGTTCGCTGCCCCCGTGTCGCGGGCATCGATGTCCTGCGAGGTCGATCCGACCATCGAGGTCGTGCCGCCCGAAGAACGCTTGATGACCCCGGTAAAACGGGTCGCAAAGCTGTCACCTACCGTACCCGAGATGCCACCCGTCTGGGTGCCCAAAACCCTGGCTTCGTAATACCAGGCTTCGCCATTGGACAGACTCATGCGGGTGCTGGAGCCGTCGATGAATAGATCGACCGGAGTGGCCGAGGACGAGGTGTTGTAGGGGAACAGGTCGGTGTTCTTGGAGTTGTTGGTGCCGATCCAGCGGTCAAACTGGCGGACGGGCGTGCCGGAAGCCCCGATGCCGACATAGTTGTTCACCGACGGCGTGATCTGGCTGACCACGATCCCGGAAGCGAAGGTCTTGATCCCGTTGACCGTCTGGGTCGTGTTCAGCGTGACATAGGTCGAGGAAAGGTCGGGGATGTCCGACGCCGACAGCGAACCGGAGGACAGGTTGGTGCCGTCGCTCTTGAGGATGCCCGAGGCGAACGCCGTCTGGCCCGTACCACCGTTGGCGATGGGCAGCGTGCCGGTGACAGCCGAGGTGCTGGCGAGGTTGATGGCCCCGAAGGCGGGCGCACCACCACCGGATGGAACGCGCAGCACTTGGTTGGCAGTTCCTGCGACGGTCGCTTGGACGGCCGAGGTGCCGTTGCCCAGCAGGACGCCGTTGCTGGTGAGCGTGTTGGCTCCGGTGCCACCGTTGCTGACGCCTAGTGTGCCCGAGATATCAGAAGCTGGCACAGTCGAGGAGGCCGTGAGGGCGCTGGCCCCGTTGCCTTTCAGGTAGCCCGTCAACGTGGAGAGGATCGGAGCAGCCGAGAAAGTCTTGATGCCCGAGATCGTCTGGTTGCCCGACAGGGTCACATAGGTGGCCGACAGGTCGGGGATATCGCCGGAGGTGAGGGTGGCGTAGCTCAGGCTGGTGCCGTTGCCCTTGAGGAAGCCCGTGCCGACCGTGGTCAGGCCGGTGCCACCATTGGTCGTCGTGACAGGGGTGATCAGCGCAATCGTGTTGCCCGACTTGGTCAGGCCGGTCCCGGCGGTGATCTGGCCCGCGCCGGAGAACTGCGACCATGTCAGAGCGGTGGTGCCCAGCACATAAGTGCCAGCCGGTTGTTGCAGCACCCAGCCCGTGGTGGCGTAGGTATTGCCCTCTTCGACGAAGACAAAGGCGCCGCCGTTGAGCTTGGTGACGCTGTCGGCATCGGTGGCCCGCGTCATGGCCGAGGCGGCACCGTTCCAGACATAGATGCCGTTCTGGCTGGCTGTAGACTGATCCTTCACCAGCACCCGGTCGCCCGACACCATGGTGACGCCATCAATTGTGCCACCAGGCGAGGACAGGTTCAGGTTGGTTGTCGTAGCGACATGGACGGAGTTCTTCGGGTCCAGCCCCTGGCTGACGCTATCGACATAGTCCTTGTTAGCCGCATCGGTAGCGTTGGTGGGGGTGGCCAGGTTGATGATCTTCTGGCTGTTCAGGTTGACCGATGCGGTCGGCACCGCCATCTGATCCAGCCTGCTCGTCCTCACCTGCGTGTCGAAGTCGCTGATCTTGGACGCAGTCAACGTCGGGATGTCGGAGGCGATCAGGCTGATGAAGCTGAGCGTACCCGTGCCATTCGTGGACAGCAGCTGGCGGTTCGATCCGTCTGCGGACGGCAGGACAAGCGTGGTGGAGCCGCTGGAAGGGGCGCGGAGCGTGATAGACCCGGATGGACTCTTATCAAAATTAATTGGCACGGCGCACCTCGACTGTCTTGACGGCGGCCACCCAACGGATGGACTTGGAGGACTCGCCGGTTACCACAATGCTGATCGCCCCATTGGTCGTGTCCGTACTGACGGAAACATCCCAGGGGACTTCGGACTTGGATATGCTGGTTTTGCTGACGCCGCCGATGAGGATGTCTACCGTTGCCGCCCCGGTATTCCGGAAGGCGACCCCCTCAAAGCGGAACGCCGCCCTCTCCCCGATAGCATCTTCGCGCTGTGCGCTGACAAGAATATCAAAGAGATAGGTTGCGTTATCAGGCATTATCACCTGATTACTGCCAGTCACCGCCTGCCCGTCCGTGGTCAACTTTTCCGGGGTGGCCGACTGGGTCAGCTTGTGGACAACATAGAGGCCGCACCGCGTGTTCGTTGAGCCGGTCAGGAGCGGCCCCTGCACTCGCAAGTCCGATCCATCTGTAAATACACCTGTGGCTCCCGCCAGAAACCCCGAGGCGGCATATTGCACGGCCCCGTCGGCTCCCTGCGCCCCGGATGCCCCGGCGCTGCCTCCCGACACGACCCATCTCGACACAGTCGAGTCATAAACCAAGTCCAGGCTTGTGTTTGGGGGAACCTGCAAGGTCGAACCGTTGGCCGCATTGCCCGTCAGACGGAGCCGGTTGGAGGCGGTGCTGAGGTTCCCCTCCTGGAGAATGGCCAGGTTGGCGGTGCCGACATTGAACAGGCTCACCTTCCGACCATCGACATGTGCGCCACCGGAGGGAGGGGCGATGCCGGTCAGGGTGCTGGTGGCAGTGACAGACAGCCGGACATACGACGCTGCGCCGATGGCGAGATCGTTGGCGTTGCCGCCCGCCAATGTCAGGGTGGATGACGGCGACGAGAAGGAGCCGCCCCCCGACGCCCCGTTGGTGACCTTGAGGATACCCTTGTTGGCCCGCTCAAGGCCCACATCGGGAGCGCCCGAGCCGGACAGGGCCAGCGTCGAAATCTTGCTGGGCCAGAGCAGCTTCGGGTTGACGAGGTCAAACGACGAGAAATCGTCCTTGTGGACCCCCTGCGATCCTGTGACGAACAGGCCGGTGGCGTGGAGGGGGCCATCGATGCCGACAACCGCGCCCGTGGACAGGCTCTTGCCGACATGGACGGAGCAGGCGACCGAGGTGCCGCTCTTCAGCAGCAACGACTTGCCCGTGCCCGACTCACCCGCCGCCAGGATGGCCGTGTCGGTGTCGAAGGCAAAAAAAGCGTCGGCGCTGGCCGGGGAAGTGCCACCGGAGGCGACCAGATAGATGCGCCCGTAGTAGGTGGACGGGTCGCCGCCGGGACCGCCCGCCTTCTTGCCGGGAACCAGCAGGATGTGTCCACCCGCGCCCGCCGAGGTGCGGGTCGGGCCGATGATGGGCAAAGAGTTGCCGCCCGTGTCCACCGACTGGTCGAGGCCGTTGCGGATCAACTGGAACAGCCGGGAACGGTTGGCGGGTCCGCCCGTGATCGTGGAGACCACCCAGTCGCTGTTGGCTGGCGTGGCATCGTTCAGCTGGTCGATTCTTTTGGCCATTAGGCGGTCACCTCCGTGATCTTGGCGGTGGCCACCCAGCGGATCGTCTTAGCCGCCTGGCCGGTGACATTGACAACGAGCCGGCCGTTGGTGGCGTCGGCCACGACATTGCAGTCCCAGGCATCGGTTGTCTTGGCGACCGTGGTCTTGCCGACGGTGCCGACGATGGCCGTGGTGGCGGCGGTGGCGTCCCGGGAGATGCAGCCGGAGAAGTGCCAGGCCCCGTGTTCGCCGGTCGTGTCCGTCCTGCGGGCCACGACACTGATGTCGAAGTGGAAGGTGGCGTTGTTCGGCAACACGAAGGTGTTGGAGTTGCTGGCGGCCGCCCCGTCCAGGCTCAGTTCCGTGGTGGTGGCCGTCGTGGTGGAGAACCGCAAAACGCCGATGCGGTGCTGGGCGTCTCCCGTCGCCGCAAAGGTGCCGTTCGCATAGGCGCTACTGGTGACGGAACGGGCGGTGGCCCCGGTGCCGACGACGAGCAGGCCGTACTGGTTGAACGGAACGAGCTTGAGGACGGTGCCCGACTCGTTCTTCGTGAACAGGACACCGTCTGCCGTGTTGATCGCCAATTCGCCGGTCGAGAGCGAACCTGCCGCCGGGGCTGCGCCCGACGACGTGTTGCGCTTCAGCCGGATCAGGTTGGGCATTAGAAGCTGCCGCCATCAAGGGTGCTGTTCGGGTCCAGATAGTCGGTCCCGGCAGTCGCCGCGCTGATGGCAGAGGTGCCGTTCCCCTTGAGAATACCCGTCAGGGTGGTGGCTCCGGTGCCGCCGTTCGCCACGGCCACGGTGCCGGTCACATTGGCGGCGTTGCCGGAGATGTTGCCGGTGATGTCGGAGCCGGGGATGGTCGAGGAGCCGGTGAAGGCGGAGGTGCCGTTGCCCTTCAGGTAGCCGGTCAGGGTCGATGCGCCCGTGCCGCCGTAGGCGACCGAGATGACGGTGCCGTTCCAGGTGCCGGTGGCGATGGTGCCGAGCGTCGTGATCGTGCTCTGGCCGGCGTAGGTGCTGGCGATGTCGATGGAGTCGGCGTTGACGGTGATCCGGTTGGCGGTGCCGACCACATCCAGCTGGTTGCCCGTCTTGGTCATACCGGCGCCAGCGGTGATCTGGCCGGTGCCCGAGAACTGGACGAAAGACAGCAGGCTGGTGCCGAGGACGTAGCTGCCGGTGGGCTTTTGCAGCACGAAGCCGTCATTGGCGTCCGTACCTTCCTCGACGAAGAAGAAGGCCCCGCCATTCAGCTTGGTGGTCGAGTCAGCATCGGTGGCCCGGGTCATCGCCGCAGCCGAACCGTTGAACACATAAATGCCGTTTTCAGCGGCGTTCGTCTGAGCGCGAACCAAGACACGGTCGCCGTTGACCATGGTCACGCCGTCGATGGTCGAGCCGGGCGACGACAAGGTCAGGTTCGACTGGGTTGCGACCTTGACGGACTGTTTGGGGTCCAGGCCAGCCGAGACGGAATCCACATAGTTCTTGGTGGCTGCGTCCCCGCCGTTGACGGGATCGGCCAAACTGGTGATGCGCTGGCTGTTAAAGCCGACCGAGGCCGAGGGAGCCGCCAGTTGGTCAAGACGGCTGGTGCGTACCTGCGTGTCAAAGTCCGAAATCTTGGACGCAGTCAAGGTCGGGATGTCGGAGGCGGCCAGCGTGGTGGCCGAGGTGACCAGACCCTTGGCGTTGACGGTGACCTTCGTGTAGGTGCCCGCCGTGACGCCGGAGTTGGCCAGAGTCAATGTGATGGAGGTGGTGCCGGAACCGGTGGCGTCCCCGTAGACATTGATAGTCTGGTTGCTGGTGATGTAACCCTGGTTGCGCACCCAGGCGGTGGTGGCGACCTTCGTGCTGTTGTCGTTGGCCGTGACGGTCAGGGCGGTGGTGGCCCCCTGGAAGTCGACGGTGCCGGTGAAGTTGACGGCCTTGCTGAGGGTGGCTGTGCCCGCACCCGCCAACGGCAGGAAGGCGCCCTCGCCGGCAATGGCGATGACCGAGCCTGCGGTGCCACCCGCCCCGCCCGTGCCAAAACCGTAATAGAGTACCTTGTCAACCTCGTTGAAGGCCAACTCGGCGTTGTAGAGCGAGGACGGTGCCCCGGTCGCGCCGGAAGTCCTGCGCTTGATCCTGATCGTGTTCGCCATTACCAGTTGCCTCCGTCAAGAATGTGTTCGTTCGTCCACTTCTGGTCGCCAGAGCGGTACATGAGGACGTCGTTACCCGACGGGGCCACCACCTGAACGTCCGTAAGACCGGCGAGACTCCTGCTGACCGGGGGGAGCAGCGGCAGAATATCGCTGGTGATGAATTTGCCGAGGGAGGAATCGAATGAAATGATCTGCCCAGACGCCGGAACGCCCGAAAAATCGTCCTGGTCCTGGATACGGGTGACTATCCGGTAGGCGTTCATTCTGCGCGGTCCTCCACCGGAATTTACACCTTATAAAGGGCAAGGGCAGCCTTGCGGCTGCCCTCGCGTGGGTTCCGTTGTCGGGCCTGTTGTTACAGGGCGCCCAGCAGAACGCGGCGGTTGTCGAGGATCGAGAAACCGTACTCGCCGAAGCCATAGAAGCCGGCGCGACGCTGGCGATGGAAGGTGGGGTCCTCGAACACCTCGATCTCCTGGCGCCACGGCATCACGAAGGAGTCGTCCTTGGTGAGGTCGAGGCCGACCACCAGCTCCAGCTTCTCGTCGTTGCCGGTGCCGAAGTCCAGGGTGCCGCCGAGGGTGTCGACGAAGTAGGACTGGTAGTCCTGGCCGACGCCCAACTCGTCGATGTCATGCAGGTTGACACCGAAGATCTTGGTGAGGCCGTAATCGCCGTTGCCCTCGCCGGAGAGCATGATCTCCCGACGGGTGAAGTCGTCAACCTGGCTGAGGTCCCAGGAGCGCATGTCTTCCAGGGCCTCGGGGCTGACGTACAGGTCGGACAGCTGGCCGCGGTTCACCGAGGTGCTGTTACCGCCAGCGTTGCGGCGCATGATGGTCTTCATCAGGGCCACGAGACGCTTGGTGAACAGGCCGGGGGTGGCGGCGCTGTCGTACACGGTCAGGCTGCGGCTGTGGCCAGCCGACAGGATGGTGCGCCAGCCGTCGTCGTTCATCTTGCGGACGAAGGACGCTTCCAGCACCTGCATGCAGCGACCGACGATGTCCCAACGGGCGTCGCGGGCGTACTTCAGGGCGAAGTCGATGGAGTCAGCCACTTCGTAGGTCGGAACCATCACGAAGTCGCCGCTCACATGCTTCTCGGGAATCCGACCCTGGGCAGGAACCGTGTAGGCCACGAAGTCCTTCTCGGTGCCGGGGGCGAGGAAGTCGAGGGGGAACTCGACAGCGGTACCGGGCGCAAAGTAAATCGGCTGGTAGATGCCGCTGACGATGTCACCCTTCAGGATGCCCTGACGCAGGGGCAGGGTGAGGGCCTTCGCCAGTTCGGCCTGGGCCGCGCTGGCAGTCTCGAAACCGTGGTCGCCAGCACGCCGGAGCAGGGCAACCATCTCATCACTGGGCTTCTTCATTTCATTGATCTCCTTGAGAGGTTACCGGATTAGACCGCGGGAAGGTCGATGTAGACCTTCACGAAGCCCTCGGCGTCCACCTTGTTGGCGAACTGGCCGACTTTCGGGTTGGTGCTGGCCACGGTGGTCAGCTTGCCGCTGGCGCCGAGGTAAGCGGTGACGCCGGCATCGATCGAGGCGGCCTGGCCGGACACGATCATGTCGGTGACAATCCAGCCCTTCTTCAGCAGGGGAGCCTTCTCGCCCACGACTTGCTCGTCGCGCTGGAAGTTCCTCTTCTGGCGGGTCTGGTCGATGTTGACAAAGGCCGCCAGGCTGACGCCTGCGGGCACCTTGCCGGAGGGGTTGGCTGCCACGTTGGCAACGCCGGGCGTGTACAGCGCGGTGCCGCTACCAGCGGTGCTGTAGACCAGGACTGCTCCCTTCTCGTGGACATCATTGCACACGAGGGAGATGTCGGTCTCCAGAATGTGACGATCAGGTTTAAGGGCCATCTCTCTCGTCTCCTTGTGGGTGAGAAAATTACTCGGCTTCGATCTTGGTCTCAGCGTCATCTGCGCCAAAGAACGCAGCGATCTGAGCGGCCACCTTGTTGACACTTTGGTTGGCCACGGTCCCAGCGAGGGCCGGCTCATCGCTCGGGATCACGTTTTCAAGAACGGTCGCCACCACGGGGGCGGCTTCCGGGGGGACCGCACCCTTGTCCATCGGGATGGACATCACAGGCGCGGGCTTGGGCGGGTTGGCTTCGCCGAGACCCTTGGGGGCGGGCGTGATTTCGGCGGCGATCTTCTTCAGTTCCTCCACCTGGGCCTTGAGGGCCTCGACGGTGGCGGTCAGGTCTTCGGCTGCCTTGGCCTTGTCGGCCTGGCCCTTGTAGGCGGCCAGCTTGGCGGCCATGTATTCGTTGGCGCTGGCGACAGCGGCCTCAAAGGCCTCGTCGGTCAGGCCGGACAGGGCGGTGGCGATCGCCAGGGCCTGGGCGGCGTCTGCTTCCAGCTTGTCGGCGACGGAAGCGGTCAGGCGGGCGAGGCGCTTCTCGGCCTCGACCTGGGCCAGCTTCTCGTTGGCGGCGGCCAGTTCGGCCTCCAGCTTCTCGCTCTTGGCCTTCGCTTCGGCGGCTTCGGCCTGGATGGTCTCGATCTCTGCGCTCATGGTGTGAGTCTCCTCTCTGGGAAGTTCATACCCCGAAGCCTTGCTGGCCTCAAGGATTACGCTTTCCGGGTTGGCGGGCTTGCTGACGAGTCCCTTCCCGGAGAACACGATCCGCCGCAACACGCGGCCTAGCTTTTTACCCTCGAATTCGCCCTTGCCCCCGTAGGCGCGCAGGTGCTTGGTGAGGAAAGCCGTCTTGTCGTTGCGCTCGATGATCTGCCAGCCCTTGGCTGTCTTGAGCGCGTAGTCGAAGCCGTAAAACAGGGCCTCCATCGACACGAACCACCTGTTGTCGGCGATCTCGGCGATGAGCCTGTTCATCCGCTCTTGCAGTTCGGGCTTCTCCCAGAACTTGTAGAGGACGGCGTTGGTGACGATGTGGTAGTGTTCGGGCAGCTTGTCGGAGGGGGTGTCCTCCGGGATCGGGCGCATCGACTCGTCGACGGCGACGGCGTTGGTGATGTGGCCGATGATGTCGGACTGCTCGTGCATGTAGTTGAACGGCTTGTCCTCGGGGGTCGCCCGCGCCAACCACATCTCCTCGGGGGTGAAGATGTCGTCGTTCAGGTTCCACGCCGAGCTGACCATGACGGTGCGCAAGTAGTGGAGGTCGATCTGGTTCTTGTTCTCGGCCACCGCATGCTCGGGCAGAAGGCTGGCTTTGGTCCCGCCGAGGTCGAAGGCCTCGCACAGCTGGACATCCGACTGCCATGCGACGGAGGCGTTGGCGCGGATCTGGGATTCCAGACCGGCTTCCTGCTCCGCTTTATAAACGACGATTTCCATGGTGTGGTGTGCCTCCTCGGGTTTTTACACCGGGGAGGGGGGTCAGATGACCGAATAGACCGCGTAGACAGACGCCTCGATGCGGCGGCGTTCCTCGGCGGACGGGGTCGATCCCTTGGCGGCGACGAAGCGGGCGAGGGTCTGCCGGTGCAGCTCCTGGACGGGGGCGGGCACGGTGATCGGCTTCGCCAGCACCTCCCGCAGCTTCTCCCTGGTGATCTCCTCGCCGACAGCGAACTGGCAGAGCACGGCGAAGCGGAACTCCTCCAGCGCCTCGATCTCCTCGGCGGAAGCCTCCCGCAGATTCTTCTTGCCGATGCTCTTCAGGTAGGCGGGCTGGGTCAACTCGCAGACCTGGCGGTGGGCGGAATCGGCCCAGACGAAGGCGGCGGCGTGCTCGGCCTGGACGGGCTTCTCGGGCTTGATCTCCCGGCGCTGGCGGGGCTGGGTGTCGGTCGATCCGGGCGGGCGCCCCTGTCCGGGCTGGCCCTTCGGCTCGTCGGCGAACGGGTTCTGGCCGGGCTGGACGGGCGGGCTGCCGGTGGCCTTGATGCCGAAATCCTCGGGGGTCATCCGGCCGTTCTGGGCGAAGATCTTCTTGACCGCCTCCCTGGTGTCGGAGGTGAACGGGCCGACCTTCGGGGGCAGGTTGTCGTTGGCGCGCATGCGGGCCTCGCGGCGGGTGCGGACCCGTTCGATCTCGGGGATCAGTCCGAAACGCTCCTGGAGGGCCTCGTCGGAGATCAGGCCGCGGTCGGCGAGGTCGATCAGTAGCCGCTGCTGGGCCGCCTCGTCGGTCAGGGTCTGCTGGTCGAAGACCACCTGGGCGGGCAAGCGGAAACCCATCGCCTGCTGCACGATGCGGATCTCGTTGGACCAGAAGCGGATCAGCAGGTCGCGCCCGTACTGGAGCCGCTCCACCAGCGTTTGCAGGCTGATGAAGTTGTTGCCGAAGCCGCCGGGGGCGGGCAGGCCCGTCAGTCCCGGGGGGATGCCCAGTCCGGCGAAGATGTTGTTCAGGATCGGGCGGTACTTCTCCTCGCCCAGAAACTTGGAGATGTCGGTCGAGGTCTCTTGGAGCTGGAGTTCCGGCCCCCAGATCAGGTCGATGGAGCCGCCACCGACATTGTTCATCAGCATGTCGGCCAGGCGGGCGATCGCCGCTTCGGTCGGCAGGATGCGGTGGTCGAGCGACCCCAGCTTCCACAGACGGATATAGGAAACCGCGCCGTCCAGCGCAGCCAGATCGGCCAGCTTCATCTTGCGAAGCATGATCAGGTCTTCGAGGATGGCGTAGGTCATGGGGCGCGCCCAGACCTGCCAGTCATCCCGCTTGTAGTAGATGGCGACGGTCTTCTCCGGCGGCAACGGGATCAGCTTGCCACCCTGGCGGGCCAGGTTCAGCACCTCCCGGGGCAGCTTGGTCAGCATCTGCTTCTCGATGGTGACCTCGGGCTTCTTGATCTTCTTGCTGACGATCTCGCTGACGCGCACCCCGTAGCGGAAATACTTGGTGCCGAGGAACGGGGCCAACTCCTGGCCGAAGACGTCGACGGAAAGTGGGTTGAAGATCGTGTACTCCCACGGGATTTCCATGGGGTCGGGGGCCTTGGCGATGTCCGGCCTGACATCGGCGGCCTTGCCTTTTTGCAGGGCGGCGGCGTCCTCGTCGGCGAGGCGGGCCGTCGAACGCTTGATGACCACATTCCCGGCCCGGAAGAGCATGTTCAGGATGCGCTCGGTGCGCTCCTTGCCGTTGACCTTGTTGAACCACTCCTTGAAGAACTTCTCGATGCGGGGGTTTGGGTGGACTAGGTCGATGCCCTGGCAGGCGAACTCGCTCATCATGTCGATGATGTTGCGGACGATGCCGATCCGGTCGTAGGCCTGCATGCAGGCGCCGATGATGTCGACATCCTTGGTCGGGATCTGTTCGCCGGGGCGGAAGAAGTCGTAGTCGCGGCGGTCGAAGCCCTCCCGCACCGACACATTGGGCTGGCTGATGTTGCGGAAGGTGTTGCCGGCGGTGGTCCGGTGCTGGATCACTTCGCCATCCCGATAGGCCTGGTCGGCCTGGTCGGCGGTGACGAACAGGGGCTTCTTGTCGCTCATTGTGATTGCATTCCCTATGCGGTTGGGTCTGCTAGTTCTACACCGTCACGACCCACCGCCGCCCCGTAGTCGCCCCGGGTCGCCTCGACGAACCAGGAGGGGCCGATGTACAGGTCGCCGTCGGCGTCCTTGATGTCGGCGGCGAAGCCGCCCACCGGGTGGTATTCCTGCGGGGCCTCGGTGCGCTGGATGTCCCGGGCGATGGAGTTGGCCATCAGCAGGGCCGAGTAGCGGTCCTTGCGCTGCTTGCCCGCCTTGGAGCCGGGCAGCTTGGCCCCGGGCACGTCCCACCGGTCCCGCCCCCCGGCGGTCGCCGTGTGGACGATGGAGGCCAGTTCGTCCTTCAACTCCTCGATGTCGACGACCGCGTCCTCCAGCGTGTCGTACAGGCTGATCTCGTCCCCGTCCTCCAGCACGATGCGCCCGGCCGCCTTGTCCTCCTCGTAGGCCAGGCCGAGGGCGGCGGTGTCGAAGGCGGGCAGCAGCAGCACCTTGTCCTCCAGGTCCTTGCGCAGGCCGTGGTTGGCATCGACGATCCACTTGCCGTCGGCGAAATTGATCATGCGGATGATGTGCAGCCCCGGCTTGCCGTCGGAGTCCTTGTACTTCTTCGGGTCGGGATCGACCTCCCGCCAGAGTGGCATCTCGCCGTCCTTCAGCTTCTCCAGGTCGTGCAGCGACTCCTCCACCGTCACGCCGCCGCCCTGCGAGTCGATCCCCAGCACCTCGACATTCGGGAAAGCCAGCATCAGTTCCCGCAGCTTGCGGGCGCAGAAGGCGTAGAAGTTCTGCTCCTTGACGACGCCCCGCTTCAGCCGCTCCTTGTGGCTTTTCCGGTTGGTCGTCCAGCAGTGGACCAGCCGCCTGTGGTCGGGATAGAGAGCCAGCACGACGACGGAGAAATGGTCTCGCTCGGAGGCCGGGTCGACGGCGATCACATGGGGGACGTCATCCCCCAGCAGCGAGGCCGAGAACTCAATCACCTCCTCGTTGATCTCGATGGGGCTGTCCGGCCTGCCCACCACGCACGACTCGATCAGGCTGCGCTTGAAGAAGCCCTCGGAGTCGGTGGCGAAGGAGGCCCCGAACTCGATCATGTAGTTGCTCTTCGACAGCGTGGCCCGGGCCGAGGAGATCTGCTTCTCGTCCATGAAGCCGCGGGGCAGCATGTCCACGGGGATGCGGATGATGGAGAAGTCCCGCCAGTCGAAGCCCTCGGGCACGGGGCCGTCGAAGATCTCCTCCAGCTTCTTCCTGTCGCCGCAGCTCTCGATGAACGCCTTGTAGGTCTTCCAGGTCTTGTAGAAGTGGTTGAACGAGTAGTAGGCGGTGCCGGAGATGATGTTCTGGTTCGACCGCATGGTGCGGGCCTCGGCCTTGTTGTCCTCCTCGGTCCACTGCCCCAGCTTCTTCAGCAGCTGAACCCTGGCCTGATGCCGTACTCCGGAGGCCGGGTCGGCACTCACCGAAGCGAACCCGCGGACCACATTCTGGTATATGTCCTCGGGAACCGACGCAAATTCGTCCACCACAATGTAATTGGCACGCTGACCGCGAATTTTCTCGCCGTTACCCAGCGGGATCGCGATGCCGACCGAATCGCCGATGATCATCTCGCAGCGGTCAATGTCCCGCCTCGGCCCCTGCTCA